TTTTAAATTTTAGTTAATATTTGATTTGTTAAAATGATAATTCTATATCTGTAAATTTTATTTTCTTTCTGTCTATATCAAAAAACATGTTGTAATTATAAACATAAATACAGTTTTTTGTTATTTTCTCAATAATCCATGATTCAGAACCTACACTCCTAATTGAGTACTCGTATTCTCCTTTTTCGTTAACTTCAAAAGCTACAATTTGGAATTTCTTTTTGTTGCCTCTAGACAACGTAACAGAAATAAAGGTTTTTTCATTTTGTAAAATGTTGGTTTTCAATGTTTTAATCAGTTCGTTTTTTGTTAAGTTACTCATTTTCAGTGTTTTAAGTTAAATTTTGTTGTTGTGTTATTGTTGCACACCCGTAAAAGTAGAAAAAAAGGTAAACCAAAAAACTATTCTGGCAATTTTAACAAAACTTTAACATATTAAAAATTATGTAAAATAGGCAATAAAAAAACCCCCAAAAAAGGGGGTATTGAATTCACATTGGGGGGTATTGAATTCACATTTGAGGGTATTGAATTTACACCTATTGAATTTATTTTATTCTCTTAACTTCTCTGGTGCGATAATTATAAACTTCAATGATTTCCTCTTTGATTTCACTCTCATTGTTATATACATTTAGTCTCCTGTTCTCTGCTTTATATCTAAGAGTATCTATATCGAAATTAGTATTACTTATCATAACACTTTTTAATGCTCTTACGAATTTATTCTGAATTGCTTTAGGTACTATCTCGCTCATGATTATAGCGTTTTCTAAAACCTCAGTTCCAAGATTTTTATGAATAGTATATGTTTTATTCCTTATCGCTGTTGATGACATCGTGCCTATTTTAAAGAAAGCATCATTGATTGTTCCTTCTGAAAATGTATGACCCCATTCTTTATACATCTTTAAAAGTTCAATACAATTTACATCTCCGTGTTCTGCTAGATTGCTCACTCTTGCTCTAATATCCCAATTAGACCCGACGTTGTTTACTTCCTCTACATCGTTAGATATATAATCATGGGCTATAACATAATGCACCTCCATTCCGAGTTCTTGTAAAGCCAACAGTCTATGCTGACCATCGATAACTTGAAATAATTTGGTTACCAAAATAGGCATTATAAGACCTCTCTTTTGAATCGCCTTCTTTATTGCTTTTAGATTGGTTCTCTTGATAGCCCTGTTGTAATTAAAGAACTTAAACAAGCCATAATCCTCAGTAGTTCCTACTTCAAACTTTACATTTGTTTTGTTTTGTTTTTTGAATTGGACTAATTCTGATAGCCTTTCTTGTGTTTGTTGTAATGATAATGATTCCATTTTTTATTATATTAAATTAAACTAAATAACTTAGGGGATTATCCCCTCTTGAGAAATAAGTGCCATCCTCTAAAAAGAGGAAATCACCTGCTTCAAATTTACTTCTAAGGTAATCTTCGCTAAGATATATATCTGCTTCCTCTCTACAAGCCCTTAGCCACTCGTTAAAGCATCTTTTAAGGATTACGTTAGGGTTGAGTTCATTGTCCTCATAAACAGCCTCCCTGAGCTCTCTAAATAAGTGGACATCTGCGAAGTATCCAGTGAACAGTCCATCGGTCTTAGATAGGTTTTGAATTATCTCATACCAATCAATCTCTTTGTACTTCCATTGCTTCTTAAACTTGCAGTAGCTTTTTCTGGTTTCATCGTGGAAGTGTATTTTAAAGTCAGTAACCTTTGACCCTAATATCTTGGCAAATTCAAATAGACTATTCATAGATTCATCGGCATAGTAATATCCTGCCTTCATTATTGCAGTTCGCTCATTGTAGAGAGCCTCAATCTGAGACTCCCTACTGAGCTGGTCAAACCTAAGTAACCTGTCTATACCTCTCATTGTTCTGGTATAAATTCTGCCCATTCCTTACAGTCTCCACATCTTTCACTTTCTATTTCTCCGAGCCATGGAGTTGCACCACAGCATTCTGATACTAAATATTCCATTATAAATCTACTTTAATCTTATCCATTATAGCTTCCTTGATTTCGTTTCTGTTATCCCAGAACCATTCATGCCAGTCTCCTGTTACTGCTGAGGTATTTAGATTTTCATCTACAATATAGCTCAGGTTATCTTCTATTGCGTTTAAGGTATCTCCTACTATTTCTTCAAAGATATCTCCTGATTTGTCGTTTGTTGGGTCTATCATGCGTTCCAGATATCATGTATTAGTTTCACTGGGTCTTGTTCTTCCTCACTCCAACATTTCATAATCTGCTCTCCAGTGGAGTTGTCAATGTAGAATGTATATTTACCAAATTCATTTTCTATAGTAATATAACAAGCCTCTGGGCTTCGTTGTGTGATTTTCATTGTTGGTGTTCTCATGATTCAATTAAATTAGAATGTTTCTCAAAGTCCTCAGTGTTGATTTGTATTGTAGCTCCATTGGGACATACAGGAGACTCTTGAGATATACCAACACAATCTATATAGCTATTCCCATCTTTATCATTCTTGGGAGTGGGTATTGAAATCCTATCTGAAATCAGATTCAGAAAGTAGCACCACTGTTCTGGTGTGGTCGTGTTGTAGAAGTCTATTACTTTTTTGAATTTAGTTTCCATAATTACTTGTTGTTAAAGTTAAACGTTTCACCTTCTATCTGAATCCAGATAAGTTTACTGTAATTGATGAACCTGTAGGAATCTTCCTCCATTCCTTTAGCAAGTAAATTCATATCACACACTGGGATAAGGTTAGCGGTTATTGGGTCGAAGTTTCTACCCTTGCCTTTGACGTGTTTTACAACACCTGTTCTACAGTTCATGGTTCTAATAGAGCCGTCCTTCTTAACGAACTTGGCAGAGAATACTTTACCTGTCGATACTTTGTCTAAAATTTGTTGTAGTGTAATACTCATAATAATATAGTTTTAATGTTAATCCGAGTGCAAGATAGTAATTATTTTCCAACTGCCAAATATTATGACAAAAAAAAGAACCACCCTTTTACAGGTGGCTCTCAAAACAAACTTAATCAACTAAAAACAAATGAAAAACTAAAGGTTTAGTATTTAATAACAATCAAATCTATAAAATATTTTTGACTCTACCAAATTTATTTTACAATATACATTCCTTTTGGCACTGAACGAGTCAACATATACTGTACAGCATAGCGTAATGAATCGATAAGGTGATTATAGGAATCGATAGGCTTTATTCCGTTTACTGCCCAAGCATAGTTATTGAACTCTTTGATTAAGTTCTCCCCTTCTACATTTATAGTGTAGTCTTGCATCAGTGCAATACCAGATAATATACTACCTTTCTTTTTTATTGTAGGGCTTAGATTCAATCCTCTGGTGGATAGTTCTGCAATCAATCGAGGCTCACTATTATCACAGATAATTAGTTCCTTTCCTGCGTGTCTGATACATTCATCATATAGATTAGAAGTAACCAATCCCTTTTTATATAAATATTCTTTTGCCCAGATTATTTTTCTATCTTTGTCAATGGCAACCTTTACGAGAGCTGAGGCATCTCTGGAAAATCCCCAATCCAAGCCCCATGCCTTTAAATCTACACCCTCATTGAATTGTCCAATCTGCCAGTCAGTGAAGATTACACCCTCTGCTTTCTGTAGCCAACCTCCCATTATCTGATGCCTAAATTTATCTGGTCTGCGAACCCTCATATCGTCCAATTGATTCACAAAGGACTCGCTTAGATTCTCAATGTTATCTTGGTAGGTGGTATGGATATAATTTACGTTATTCTTTTCTCCATTGAATCCATCTGGTATCTCCCTGTTCTGGTAGAACCTCTGGTATATCCAGTGTTCTTTTGTGGTGGGGTTTAGAATTAACAGGCATCTATTCTTTACACCTTTAGCACGAATAGAGTAATCTATCTTATCAAAGCTTTCTTCGTCTGTAAGTTCCTCTGCTTCATCCAATACAAAAGTATTGACACCACTGATAGATTTAAGCTTGGCAGTCTGGTCTCCACTTGCAGTCTTTATCCCTGAGAAATATATAGAGCTTCCTGTTAGATTGTTTATAATCTCATACTTGGTAACAGTAAAATGCTCCATCACTCCCATCAGCTCTAGCTTCTCAATAAATTCAGGGATGATACTCATACTCGCTGAACTCATTGTGTAACGAGTGAACAAGACCTTGTTGTTCTTTTCGTAAGTGAGCAACACTAAAAATACCGTTACTGCAAAGGATTTACCCGAACCCCTACCTCCAGTAATCACACTGTATCTGCTATCTGAATCAAATAGCGATTGGTATTTAGGATTTAGATTTACTTTATCCAAAGTTTCTTTTTACATATCCATCTTTGTCAAACGGAACGAATACACAACTCACTAATTCTGGAGTTTCTTTATCTAATATGTTATTATAGAATTTATATATCCAACCACCACAAACCCTCAAAACTATAGTTGATTCATCATTAAGTATTTCTTCGTGATGAAACACCATCATTCTAAGGTAATCCCATTGCTCTTCATCTGAAATATACTCTCCTCTCCTTTTCATTACTTTCTTTTATTTATATTATACAATGATTTATACTTACTTTTACTCCTAACGTTCTTTTGTTTTTGCCAATGATAAGTCTGCTGAAATTCATCACATGGAATAAACTTTATTTTATCTTTATTCATCTTTCTCGTTTCTTTTACCGTAAACATCTTGGGCAGGTTTTACATAATACCCTAATATTGGATTCACTAAATAATTCCAAAAGTCCTGTGGGAACTCATTAGGGTTTGTTATTCTACGTTTCTTGTCCATCTTCTTCTGGTGTTATGTCTATTGTCTTTGGTTTACTAAAGTCTATCACTGGTATATTTACCTTGGTGTCTATGTTTATGTTCTGTTGCTCTTTTGGTCTACCATAACGATATTCAAGCAACCACTTCATGTGTTGAACTGAACCTTCCTTAGCTAATTTGGCAACCTCTATCCAAGCCTTTTCCTCACTACCAAAAGCCTTCTTCATAGCATTGAGGGTCATCCCTGCTATATCTTTATCGGCAGTCTTTCGAGGTCTGCCTTGACCTCTATAAACTCCCTTGACAGCACCGTTGTTGCGTCTACCATCAACCTTTTTCTTCATTGGTCTTTTCCCATCCTCACTACTCACAATGAACCTCCAATCCTTTCATCTTAGATAATTGAGAATGCACCTCTCTAAACTTATGAATAAGCAATCTGTGGTCTAACATCAAATCCTTATATTTTTCCCTGTAGTAACTATCAGGCTGTATATATTTAAGAGGGTCATTGGTTATGCGATTCAATATTCTTGTCAGCTTACCATAAGATTTGATAAACTTGATATCATATTTTAATATTACGTCTGTACAAGTTTTATACCCATGCATAGCAGTAGCATGGTCTCTACTGACCTCTTTACCTATCTGACTATACGATGAATTGGTATAATCCCTTGCTAGTTTAAAGTAGAGGTCTCTTGCATATACAATCTCTCTCCTTCTACTTTTTGTGCTGATGTCTGTTTTTAGTTCAGCTTCTACTAATTCTCTAATTTGTTTCAATTCCATTTATTTCTCTTTTAAATTCAACGTAAGCATCTACAACGCCCTGACAACATTCGTAATTCTCAGTCTCCTTATAGAAGTCCAAGAGGTATCTTATATCCGATTCGTGAAGCACTCCCAATCTAAGAGAGTGAAGGATATCGTCAAAACATTCTTGCTTATCTAAATACATACTACTTGTTTAAAAATAAAGCGACTAATAAAACCATAACCGCCGTTAAGTAAAATATTGCTATTGTTTCAAACATCATACTTTCTATAATATACTGTTAGTTCTTCTCCCTTGATAATAGGTCTCACAGTGTATAGGAGGCTCTCTGATTCGTTATCATGTACAAAACAGTTAGGACTATCACTATGGTTTAGAAAACCTCCTAAAGGTGTTCTAATCGTTTCCCCACAATAATGGTGGGTTACCCCAAGGCAATAACCTGCGATTATATTCTCTTTAGTAAATACACCCTGCCCATGTATCTTGCTATTCTTAATGGTTAATTCTTCTGGCAAAGGTCTATACATTATATATCTCCTTCTAATCCGTAATCGTAAACTTCCTTATTCTTTTCTACAAAGTATTCATTGTAGATTTCTATAGCCTGTTCGACATCGTACCTACCTGCATTAAAAGACCTCTCACTCACCCCATAGAATCCAATGGTAGCTGTAGTCTTATCAATAGCAATAAAGGTGAAGTCCCTAAAATCTACATCGAATAATTTACAGTAGATGTAAGCTTGACACCTATAAAGATACTCCCTTGCAGAATACTCGAACTTATTGATGTTTCCAGTAGTCTTTAAATCTACTATATAACCATCCCCTAAGATATCAGCCTTAGCTCTAAATGGCATCCCAAATAGATTACCAATGGCAGGTACTTCTTTCTGGGTGTGTTGCAACATATCAACAGCTCTTGAATTACTATAGAACGACTCTGCCAGTCTTTCTACATCATACTTCTCCTTAGAAGTGAATGGTCTAGGATGCTCACTTAGAGCCTCTCTAAATGCATTAGTATTCCTACCCTTTATATCTACAAACACTTGCTTCTCATAAACGTGAGGTTCAAGTATAGCAGTATGGAATAGCCAACCAAATTCAAAAGCAGGATTAGTTTTAGAACCTGAGAGTAATGAATCTTCATAGGCTCTGGGCGAGTCCAATAGTTTCTTTACCGAACTACTCGACAAAGCATTTCTTCCGAGATAGTGATAGTAGAATTCATCATCCATCATCTTCTCTAAT